CCGCGAATACAAACCACCCCGCTTCTATGACAAATGGATGGAAAACAACCACCCTGAAATCATCGCCGACGTAAAAGCAAAACGCGATGAAGAAGCAACCTGGATTCCTCCAGAAAAACTCAAAGCAAAAGAAAAAATCCATAACGCACGCGACCGCCTCTACACTCAAAGGACCAAAATATGAATAAGCATCTCTTCACCGTCTACGACTCCGCCGCTGGGCTCTACCTCGACCCCTTCGTGGCTCCCTCGATAGAATTCGCACTCAGGGAATTCAGGAGCATCATTAACCAAGAAGGACATCAATTCAATAAATTTCCCGAAGATTACACCCTCTTTCACATCGGGGAATTCAATCCAAACAACGCCCTTCTCGAGGGCATCGGTCCAACCTCCCTAGGCGTCGCAATCACCTTCGTCCAACAAACCACTCTACCAATGGAAAACCAAAATGGCTGATATGGTATCAGTAAAACGCCCACCCACGAACCGGTTCACAGAAGAACCGCAAATTCGGGTAGGCCGGTCTCAATTCGACTGCTCACACGGCCTCAAAGTGGGCTTCGACGCATCCTATCTCTATCCCTGCCTGGTGGACGAAGTACTTCCAGGCGACACCATTACCTGCAAACTCAACGGAGTAATCCGTATCTTCTCCCCTCTCGATGCTCCGCTTATGGACAACATCGAGTTCGAAACCTTCTTCTTCTATATTCCCAACCGTTTAGTCTGGGATAACTGGGCCGCCTTCAACGGCGAACATGACGCTGCTGGCGCCCAGGATACCGATTACACCATCCCAGTACTTACGAGCTCCGCAAGCGTTTCCCATAATGCTGGTGTTAATACCTGGCAAACACTTTTAGCTCATATGGGCCTTCCACATGGCCTAGTTCCCGATGACGTAGACGTCTCAGCTCTACCCTGCCGTGCTTACAATCTCGTGTATAACGAGTGGTTCAGGGATCAAAACCTTATAGCCGAAGAAACCGTCCGAACCGTCGATGCCGCTGATGCTGTGGGGTCCTATTATTCCCTACTTAAATCAGCCAAAAAACATGACTATTTCACCTCCTGCCTGCCCTATCTGCAAAAAGGCGACGCAGTAGAAATACTCGGAGCCGTAACAACGTTGGACGTAGAGTCCCTAGCAGTAGAGGGCAACACCGTCACCATCGAATCCGGATCCGGTCAAAGGGACTTGGATTCCGGAGCTGCTCAAGTCGATGTATCTGCGAGTAACACCGGATCCCCTCTTTATGTAGACACCTCGGGGATCGGATTCGACATCAACACCCTTCGGCAATCCGTAGCAATCCAACGCCTCCTCGAGCGCGACGCACGTGGCGGCACACGCTACACCGAACTCATCAAAGCCCACTTCGGCGTCACCAATCCTGACTTCCGCCTTCAACGTCCCGAATACCTGGGCGGCGGAAAGTCCTTCATCAACGTCTCCCCGGTCGCCAACACTAACGACCAAAAATCCACCTACGCCGCCTCTGGCGTAAACGTTTTTCAAGGGGAACTGAAAGGCATCGGCGCTGGCTCTATCAACGGGCATGGCTGGGCTAAATCTTTCACCGAACATGGAATCATCCTCGGTATCATGCGCGCCCGTGGAGACCTCACGTACTTCCAGGGTCTCGATAAGATGTGGAGTCGCTCCACCCGCTATGACTTTTATATCCCAGCCCTCGCCAATCTCGGCGAACAAGCCGTTCTAAACAAAGAAATCTTCTACACCGGGACCCCGGCCACCGACGACGCCACATTTGGCTATCAGGAGAGGTGGTCCGAATACAGAAATAAACGGTCCCGGATCGTCGGGATTCTGAACCCCGACGCAACCTCAGCTATTTCCCACTGGCATCTGGCTGAAGATTTCGCCTCAGTTCCCTCACTTAATCAAACGTTCATCGAAGACGGCACCCCGATGTCTCGAGTAAAATCCTTCGATACAGCAACCGACTTCATCCTTGATCTTTGGTTCAACTACAAAATGGCCAGGCCGATCCCGGTCCACTCTATTCCCTCACTGATGGGAAGCCACTTCTAATGGGACCCGCCCTAGCCGCAGCAATTCCGGCAGGTATTGCCGCTGTCGGATCTCTAATAGGGGGGGAACGTGGCAATAAAGCGGCTCGTAAAGAAGCCGCCAGAAATCGCTCCTTTCAAGAGCGCATGCGTAACACGCAATGGCAATCCTCAGTAGCCGATATGAGGGCCGCAGGCCTCAATCCGGCACTAGCCTACTCGCAAGGCCCCAACGCCTCCCCTGGAGGCTCTCAGGCCACTCAAACAGACACTGTAACCCCGGCTATATCCTCCGCTATGCAAGCGAAGCGACTCCAAGCCGATCTCCGCAACCTCAATTCCACGAACCAGCTCCTCCAGGAGCAAAAATTCAAAACCCAGGCCGAAGCGAAAACCGCTGGCCTCGAATACGAAAAAGCCGCCATGCAATTAGAAGCCTATGGCTTCGAAAAACCCGTCTGGCGCAACGGAAAACTGCAAGTGTCAATGGGCCGCGACCCGACCTTGTTCCGCCGCGAGCTGATGGCTCGCCTAACCGAACAAGAAAACCGAGCAAGACGCGAGGGACTAACGGGCGACGCCCTTAAACCTCTCTCCGACTTGTCCCAAACTATGGGGCAATACCTACCCCTCCTGGGGCTAATCTCCCAATTCAATCCCGGCTCCATATTCAAGGGCCGAAAACTTTTTAAGAGGTAAAAACATGCCTGAAGAACAATTGGACTACCGGGGCCGACCACGTGCCCAGTACCAAACGGTCAACAACGAACCTTCTTGTACGGTTCAATCGGAAAGCGATGAAACCGACATCAAGAAAATCATTCAGAAATACAATAATACCGGGATCATCGAACACCTTAACACGGTCGAAGCGACCTACGCCGACGTATCAACCTTCTCGGACTTCGCCGAGGTAATGAACCACGCCAAGGCCGCAGAAACCGAGTTCATGAAACTCCCCTCTAAAATCAGGGAGAAATTCGACCATGATGTGGCTACCTGGCTGGATACGTCGCATGATGAGGACAAACGTGAGGCATTACTTGCCGAGACGGATGACAAACCTCTCCCGGAACCAACTGAGCCTCCTCCACCGGGAGACAGTCCTTGAAATGCTCCGACGGGGATACACCGTACCGGAGCTACCTAAGAAACAACCTCCAAACTCACTGATACAGTGAAAACAAAAAGGGGTCTCCCGGAGAGCAGCTCGCTGCGACCTGGGGGACCCCTCCTGGAGCTTCGCTCCAGCCCGGCACATCCCTTACTTGTCTTATATGTGCCAGCTGACCCAAAGTCAGCTCTAAACTTCCAAAAAAACAACTAAACAAAACCCTTGACAAACACAATTTAAGGTTGTAACTTAGAGTACACCTTAACAAGGGGAACATAATGGATCAAGAAACAAAGGACGAAATTTATGTCCGCCTGCATCAAGTCAAGGAAATCCTTGATCAAACCCGATCCACTAAACTCGAAAGAAAATTCGCACTTCTACACATCGAGCAAATCCTGAAAATCATTAACGAATAATCATGGTCAAATACAGGCAAACAAATCGACAAATTCAAAAAACGAAACACTTGCCCAAAAATCACCATGAACCCAAACTGAAACACCAACCCAAAACTCCCAACAGGAGAATAAAATGCGTAAACGCAGAATGTCCCGCCGCTCCTCTAAGCGAACCTTCAAAAACGGCGCAAGACGTGTCAACTCTAAAAACAGTTACAACGCCTATAACATGAGAGGAGGCATCCGACTCTAATGGCGTGCTACCACCCAATCGAAATAGGGGTACCGAAGGACTCCCCACACGGCAATGGCCGTAAAATCTGGGTGGCTCAAACTGTACCCTGCGGCTCCTGCAAAGGCTGCCGCGCAAAACAGGCCCGTGACTGGGCCTTCCGTATCCTTCACGAAACCAAAATGCACACGAGCTCTTGGTTTCTAACCCTCACGTACAAAGACGAAAGCATTCCTGAAAATGGTTCGCTCTATCCTACGGATCTTCAAGAATTCTTTAAATCCATGCGTCGGGACTACCCTCCAAAAACTATCTCCTACTTCGCCTGCGGCGAATACGGGGAAAGCACCCAACGGCCACACTACCATGCGGTGCTGTATGGTCTTGACCTTCTGGATAAGCGTCCTAATCCTTCTCACTCTAGCCATCCTGTATGGCGGTCCCCAACTCTGGAAAATTATTGGCCTCATGGCCTCTCAGAATTCTCAAGTGTTACCCCTGGATCCGCCTCCTATGTAGCGGGCTATGTACAAAAGAAAATCTCAAAAGCGGCCCACCCCGAAGCCTATACTCGGGTCAATCCCGACACCGGGGAACTTGTCGAACTCCAAC